GTCTCTGTCTTGCCATCCCCGGTGTCAGCAATGCCCACGCGATAAGCAACCGGCTCCGCATCGCGAGTGGTCAGATCCCAATCGGAACATGGGACAAGGCCATCGTCTCGGATCACGAACACTGCCTCACCGCGCAAGGCCACCGCCCGTGCAGTGAGTGCCAGTGTACAAGGCGTTAGCAAATCGGTGCCGGATACGTCCGCAAGACTTAAGCCCCCTTCCCAAAGACTGACACAACCTTGAACGCAGCCGGTCAGTTCGGCCAAGCCGTCGACGCCGCTCATATACTCCGCCCGCGCCTGCATGACTTGGGTGGTGTACCCCGTGCCACTGGACCGTGTTTCAATCTCAGTCTGTTTTTTCTTAAACGGCAACATAATTAAGCCCTCCTATATGGGCGTAAAAGGTCTGCCGCCCCACTGTTTTGAATTGCCAGTGCTGCCCATGTGCTGGACCGCTCAAAACTTGATTCACCTTCATTCACAGCAGTGAAGCTGTCTGCGGATGATCCGATCCCGGCCGAGTATTCAGCAAGCCGCCGATACGCCTCAGAGACAGGCGCAGGCACGTCACCTGCCCCAACATGTGCCGTTATCCGGTAGATGCCCTCCACAGGCAGGCAAACGCCGAGCGGCCCGTCTAGCAGCGGCACGGCCTCCCACGCATCGCTTGCCCAGATATGAGCTTCACGCGACAGCACAGGGGCTAGACTCGGGTGCCACTCATCGCCGCCATCACCGCGCAGGGTCCAGACGACCTCGCGCTCAGTAAAACGATATGCTGTATAAGCTTCGATCCTTGCCCAGATCATCGACGCATCAAGCGCCGCGGCATCATCTGATAGTCCATCAGGCGGATCAGGATAGCCAACCGGAACAGCCTCAAACTTTTTGAACACGTCGATCATTTCACCCCCTCCAACGGCTTAAGGCGTGTTGCACGCCATTGCCCGACACATCAGGACGGATCAGCGCATCTGGCCCCCAATTCCGCGCTTCAACTTGCGCCTCAGGATAAGCCGGACGTGTCACAACGCTGATCTCGTACAAGAGCGCCGCAAGCACGGTGCGGATGATGGCATTGTACGCCCCGTTCTCAGGGTCCATGCCTTCATCCTCAATCTTTTCAGGCTCAGGTACGGCACGCTTGGGTGGCAGTCGAAAGCCCGGCGATATGCCAAGGGTCAGCCCCGCCGCGATACCTGCCAATATATCTTTGACATAGGACACCGCTTGCATTTCTTCGGTGATCGTCGCCGTGAAAGTCAGCGCATCGTCGCTGTCCACAAGGTCAAGGGTTCCAGCCCCACGCGATGCCAAAGGCTTGTCAAAGCTGTGACCAACCAGAAAATGAATGTCCTCTTTCGGATCATCCACACGAAAGCCAAAGGCGCGTGGTGCAATCACCTCTTTTTTAGGTCTGCCAGTACGGCCCCCATCACTGAGGACCGCACGTTTCCCATAGGGAAACCGGCCTTGCAGCGCCAAAGCACCAGCGGCCTGCTTGCGTAGTTCCAGACCGCCATCTGCAAAGCCGGTCAGCATCTTACTGAATCCCGGTCAGTACGCGGGTTTGCACCGCACGGCTGATTGTCGTGTCCATTGTGGACAGTGCCGTCAGACGCAAGCCGCCCGATTGTGCGTCACTGTATGGATCACGGATCAGATCGACCGCACCCCACAGACCCACGAACACAGGCGCAACACCGCCTGCCGTCGTGGTCAGCAATGCTTTGCTTTCCAGAGGCGCACCAGCAGGTGCAGGCAAGGCGTTGTGTGACATGGTAACGTTGCTGATATACTTCATCAGCCGTTCCCACTCAGTCACTGCCGTGCCGCTTATATAAGTGCCGTCCATTGTGTCCCAGACCTCTGGCCGGATCAGCAAGCGCACCGCGCCCGGACCGTTCGCAGCGTTCGCCGTCATAAACGCCACAACCTCGGAACGGATCGCCGCCCATGTTGCCGCGGCACTTAGGTCCGTTTCCGTAATCCCCCAAGCACTTGCCCCGGTGAATACACCCGTGGGTTCGCCAGACGCCCCAGAACCGTTAAAGATTGCCCGGTCCATTTCTTGCGCCATCGCGCCGTTCATGTCCCGGCGGATGGCTTGTTCCAGAGCCGCACCCGACTGCAACAGCGTCTTGCGTGTGATGCGCATTTGAACGCCAAGCGTGTGATCGGGCTTCAAAGGACGGTCAAGCGTGGTGTACGCGGACGGCCCCGGCACATTGCCTGTTTCCGTAGCCTGCCAGCCTGCCCTCACGGCAGACGTGGTGACAGGCGTTTCCTGCGCCCCGGTGCCGATATTGATCATCTGAACGCCCATCTGAGCCGCGACAGACGCAGGGAAAAGACGCTCGATCAGAGGGCGCGTGGCGATAGGGTCAGGGGTGCCACCGGCCACAGTCTCGCCAGCACGAGTTTCCAGCGCCGCATATGGTACCGGAACGCCTCGAAAGCCGCCTTGGCTGCGCAGTTCGGTCACGATTTCAGCCGTCTGCCCCGACAATGCACGACCCTCATCAAGGTTCAGTGCGACTTGGCGCAGCTCGAAGCTGGACACCAGATCGTTCCATTCCTTTTCAGAACGAGTTTCCAGTTCGGCCCCAGCTTCGCGGCGTTCCTCATCCTCAGAAATAACAGCCGCCCTATAGCGGGTTTCTGCAGTCCGATATTCAAGATCAAGGTCAGACATGCGTTTCTGATCCTCAGGCGTTGGATTGTCGTTCGCAGCCAATTCCGCCAGCGACTGCCGGATTTCAGAACGGCGCAGTTCGATTTTCTTAGATGTCAGCATGGTGTTCTTCCTTTCGTGCTCGACAACAGATCACGCCATTCTTGGCGCTTCGGACTGAGGGGCTTGTGACCAACCTCAATTCGGGTTTTCCGGGCATGGCAGCGGCCACAAAGGCACTGCAAATTGCCTAGAGAATAGGAAAGTTCGGGGTGCGTTTTGACCGGCTGGATGTGATCAACCTCAAGCCGTCGCCGTTCACCACATTGGACACATTGCCAGCCATCACGGTCTAGCGCTTGCATCCGTAAGACTTTCCAGCGTGGCCCGCGTGTCACCTTGGCGCTATGGCGCTTGTAGTCGGATCTCAGCCCCATGCGATGCGCCCCCCCTTGTGGGAAGGTCTGCCCATGATCCTTGCGCCCTCAGCAACGGCGATTACCGTGGCGGATGCAGCATCGATCCGACCCATAGACCGCGCCTTGGCGAGCTTGAGGTTGTTAGACGGATCGCGCAGCGTCACCGCATCTGCGAAAGCAGAACGCAGCAGCAAAGAAGGTGCGGTCTGGACCTTGCCGTCAAACACGGCCCGCCGGAAACGTTCACAATCTTCGCCGCCATCCTTGAACCCAAACCCGCGCCATATGATCGGACAACGGATGCCCGCCCGGTCAATCGCTTCGCCAAGTTCGGATTGCTTGTATCTATCCGACACCAGCGCCGCGATAGGTTCGCACTAGATATGCGCCATCACCTCGATCAGCCACGGCGCAATCGGCACGGTCTGTTCGCCCAAAGTGGACAGCTCGCCCCGTTCGTTCATCTCGACATAGCGCCCTTGAACGCCATCGTTTGCGCCACGGTCCGAGAGGTTCGGCTTGCTTGGGAAGGTGCCAAGCGCCTCAAGCCTGCCCGTTTCAGGCCAGTAGAACGCAGCCGCCGTCATAGAAGCAGAGCCGCCCAAGTCGACGCCGATCACGCATTGCCCTTGGCGTGGCGGTACCTTTGACACTTCACAGGCCAGCCATTCATCGACCGTCAGCAGCACGTCGCGCGTTTCACCGCTCACCCGCTCATTTCGATTGTAGAGACGGAACGTGGTCAGCGTAGAACCACCTCGCGCAATCGCCCGCCGCGCCTGACCTTGCAACCAATCCAAACTTGAGCCGATACCAGCCGCCGCGCCAGGGTTGGCCTCTTTCAAGCTTTCCAGATCGTCAGCAGGCAAACCGGGTGCAGGTCGATGTTCCTGCCGATAAATGTCGGGTGCATCCTCATCAAGCCACACAGAAAAAGGATGCGTATCATCTGACGCCGATGTGGAAAT